GATTTTTCTGAACGGTATTTGATACAGGAATGATTTCAGACTGCCCAGGTTTGAAAGGTGTTTAAACCGATTTTGAAAAACCCGCCACTCGCTTGGCTTAAGTCAAATTAAGCATAAGCCAAAACTATTAAAAACTGATTAGTACCAGCCTATGCTCAACTAGCTAGCCTGCCTCTGATCAGACGCTGGGCTTACGGTGTTGCCTACCTCACCTCCCTCAGATGCCCCTTTTTTGGCTTCGTGTAACGCCATTAGGCGCTCTTTTTCTTCTTTGGGAAGCTTTAATAGCTCCTTCTCAACTGATGTTAAATGGCTCTCAGTTACTGCTTCTATTTGTTCGGAGATAACCCTTTCGATGCCCTTACGGTGAATGAGTTTTATTAGGCTGAATGCCTCGTGAGGTTCAATAGATTCAAGCACCATCAACCATGCAGACGAAAGCTTATCACTTGAGTTGATCTCACCTATCCCCTTCGTTGCTCTGATCTCAATAGAGTTCATCTGTGTGCGATTTTCACCTGACGCAAGCCAGTCGATGCTTACACCTTCAGCTTTTGCTATGGACTTGACGGCGCTAAGCGAGGGGTCCGTGCCCCTGTTAAGGTAGTTGTTGAGCGTTGAGAAAGAAAGCCCCCAGGCGCGCGCTACGGACCTTACACTTCGGGACCCTATCAGCTCTCTTAATCTCTGCTTGAAGCTTTCTTTTCCATCCGACTCAAAAGAAAGTTCGCTTTCTTTACCCTCACTCATTTTCCATTCCCCGTAAGACATTGAATTATAAAACCTTCAAGTTTTTTGCACCTATCAATTCAAATAAGACACAAAGAAAGTGAAGTTTTTGCTTTACATGATCATTATGTGGATCAATACTTTTATCCGAAGAGAGAACCTGTGGCTTATCCCTCGGGATAACTTTTTAGGATAGTTGAATGATGAATCGAAAAGAAGAACTGTATGTCGATATGCACCCTGAAGACATCAAAGCGGAGATCCACAAACGCGGGTTGTCGTTTGCTGAGCTTGGGCGCCGGAATGGGTATTCAGCCGGATCATTGAAGTCAGTTTTGCGTACACCTTCTAAGCCCCAGCAGCAAATTGTTGCGGACGCTCTCGGTATGTCACCAGAACTCATCTGGCCCAGCCGTTATAAAACTGAAAGCTATATGCGCAAGGTGTCCTGATATGTTTGTCACAGTGAATGAGTTAATGGGCCTGCCGGGGTTGCCGGGTACGCTTCAGGGGCTGAGATTCACTCTGAACAAGCGTGCTGCAGGTTTGCCTGAAATGGTACGCCGTCGCGCAGGTACAAAGGCTTTTGAGTATCACATTGATTGCCTGCCGGAGGCTACGCAGGATGTTGTCCGGGCGCGTGTTGCGCGTCAGTTATTACAGCGTTCTGCGGGTACTTCTGTTTGTGGTAGTGCTGCAAAGAGTGGGCTGGTTACCAGGGCGGGTGGTGAAAAGGTTCAGCAGGTGCTGGGGCTGTATCGAAAATGCCCGGCTCTGCTTGAAAAGGGGTTGCGCAGCCTGACCATGAATCAGAAGGCTGTGGGTGATGCGCGTATGGTGCTGGTTCAGGAGGTCCTGCGACTGATGGGCAAAAGCCAGGATGGCGGGCTGAATATGACGCGCAGGCAGGCTATAGCTTTCATTTCTGCGAGTTCCCGTGACGGTACGTTGCCCGATCATGTGCAGCGTGCAGCCGGGATTGCCAATGCACGCAAGGGGTCTACCCGCGCAGGCATCAGCGCTCCCACCCTTCAGCGATGGTTATCCTGCTGGATGGCGGCCGATACTGTAGGTGAGCGTATGGCACTCCTCGCGCCGGGTAAGGTCTGTAAAAAAGAGGTTTTCCAGTATTCATGGATGCCTGATTTCCTGCGGTTCTGGCGCGACACAAACCAGCCCTCCGTCACGATGGCTTACGAACGTTTTGAGCACTGGTGGCAGTCAGAGCATGCCGGTAACGGAATCATGCTGTCCATGCTGCCGAAGGTCGACACGGTACGGTATGCGCTGGATAAGCTCCCAGCGGCGGAGCGTGAGCGCGGACGTGTGACGGGATCGGAATATAAAAAATATCTGCCTTTTGTTCGGCGCGACTGGTCAGCGCTTCCTGTTAATGGTGTCTGGGTCGGTGATGGCCACGGCATGAAAATGGAGGTGATCAATCCGGTTACGGGCAAGCCGTTTAAGCCGGAGATCACGCTCGTTATTGATGCACGTACCCGCGTGGTGGTCGGGTGGAGTCTGGCGATGTCAGAAAGCCAGATAGCCGTAGGCGATGCGATACGTCATGGCATCTCACAGTATGGATTGCCACTGATGTATTACTCCGATAATGGCGGCGGTGAGAAAAACCGGGTTTTTGATGCTGAGATTACAGGTATTTTCTCCCGCCTGGGTATTGAGCACCCGACCGGGATTCCGGGTAATCCACAGGGGCGCGGCATCATCGAGCGTCTTAATCAGGAAATACCGAAGCGCGCCGCGATGACCTTCGGTTCCTGGGTGGGTAAATCGGGTGACCGGGAAACACAACGCAAATACCGTAAGGCGGTGGATTCAGCGGTCAATGCTATAGAGAAAGGCAAGGTGCTTAATCAGGCCCAGGCGTCAGCCATGCGCAAGGTGCCAACGATGCCGGAGCTGGTCGCAGAAATTGAGCGCCAGATTGAGCGCCATAATACCCGCCCGCACACCAGCCTGCCAAAACGCGACAGCGGTACGCACTGGTCACCACTGGCTTACCGGAATCATGTAATTAAGCAGGAAGAGGAAAAGATCCAGTATCTGACCCGTTCTGAACTGCATGAGATGTTCCGGCCAGAGCAAGTGTGTACGGCCAGACGCGGCGAGATACGGTTGTTTAACAACCTTTATTTCAGCACAGAGCTGGCCTGCGTTGAGGGTGAAGAGGTCCGGGTCTGTTATGACATTCACGATCCGCAAAGCGTGATTGTGCGACGCATGGATGGCTCCTTGATATGTGATGCGATCTGGAACGGCAACAAAGTGGACGCCTTCCCGAAAGCACGTATCGAGCAGCTTAAAGAGAAACGCGTTAAAAACAGCGTTAAAAATCTAGAAGACAAGGTACGCCGCAGGAAAGAAGAGATTCAGCCTGTTATTGCGCATAAGCCGGACTTTGATTTCAGCCTCATTAATGCACCTGTCATTAATAAAGAGCCTGAGAAAGTTTATTTATTCGAATCCGAATATCAGCAGGATATAAAGAAAGCCGGTAATCACCGTTGAGGTAATTTTAAATGAATATTAAAGCAAAATTAATCCAGTTACTGGAGGGGACTGGCTACACCCAGAAAAAGGTGGCCACTAAAACCGGCCTGAGCACGGCGGTTATATCGCAGTACCTGAAGGGAGTTTACAACGGCAATATCGGCAATGTTGAGGCGGCGCTGGCCGATTTCTTCCGCCGCGAAGAGGATCGCGCTAAACATCGCGCGGTGACGGAGCGGTTTGTTCCTACTCAGCTGGCCACGCTGGCGCTGGGGCTTATCAGTAACACGCACATGGATGGTGACATAGGCGTGATATACGGCCCGGCAGGCATGGGCAAAAGTATGATCCTGCGCGAGTACGTTGCGCAGAACAAAGGCGTGATCCTGATTGAAGCTGACCCAGGCTACACCGCTAAGGTGCTGCTGCAGGAGTTGTCGTCCCGCCTGGGCGTGAAAAAGACCGGCAATATTCACGAACTGAGCGAGGAATGTATTCAGGCGCTCACTGGTACGGGCTGGATAGTGCTGGTTGATGAGGCTGAGTTACTGCCCTACCGGGCGCTTGAGGTTCTGCGTCGTATTCATGACCGTTCCGGGGTGTCGATTGTGCTGGCGGGTATGCCGCGCCTGCTGATTAACCTCAAAGGATCGCGGGGCGAATATGCGCAGCTATACAGCCGGGTCGGTATGGCGATGGACCTTGCGACTTACAAAGACGACCAGTCGCACAGCGACTTCAGAATGATTTTATCCAGCCTGCTGCCTGCCGGTGAAAGCGTATCCGGGGATGTTGTTGAGGCTTTCCTGAAGCACTCAAAGGGCAACTATCGTCGCATGTTTAAACTGGCGCGGGGCGTTGTGCGCTCAAGCGGCATAAATAATCAGGGTATCAGCGTGGGCTTAATTGAGCGCTATGCCGGAATGTTAATTCATTAATTTATTTACTGAGGGATTAGATATGGCTGATTTAGCAGTTATTGCTTGTAAGCGTTCACGCGCAAAAGTTGAGATTCACTCTTTCGGTGGCCGGGTGACAGGCTATGCACGTAATCGCGCGATGCCGGTTGTGTATGCCACTGCGCCATGCGGCGGCGGTTTATGGCCGGTACAGGAAGTGCTGGAGGTTATGGGTGGCGTGCGCCAGTGGGTGCGTACATCAGTTATTCAGGGCTGTACGGTTATCTGGAGTTAATTATGTCGGCAAAACTTGAAGTGCTCATTACTGAACATCGTGGGCGGATGGAATTTGATATCAAAGTGACGGGCAAGCGCTCACCGCGTGAAGATGCACACCTGGTGGCATTAGTTGCCGCAATTGAGGCTGCGGTGAAAGATTTCGAAAAGGTTGCAGATGGTTGTAACTGCCCTGCATGCCAACGGAGACGTGAGCGGGAGGCTGATTATGCGCGTCAGAATTTACATTGACATTGAGTATGATGAATCGGGTTTTGTGGTTAACCCGGAAATTAAAGTCAACCCCAATAATGACACCGTATCTGAAGTGATTATTGCCACCAGTACCGTTAATTATGCAGTGAAGCTGGCGGCGGAATTTAATCAGGTGCATCTGAAAGCGAAATATATTAATGGAGAAAGTAATTATGTCCAGTGAAGTCAAAGAAAACACAATCCCTGCAGGATACTGGAAAGATTCACGCGGCGTCCTGACGCCGGAAAGTCTGGTTAAGCCGGTTGATAAAGAGCGTGATGCGCTGGTGCGTGCCATCGTTGCGCGTGCCGTTCCGCTGAGTCAGTCCCTGCGTGACTTTAAACAGGATACCTTCGCGGATATTCAGGCGCTGATTGATCTGTCTGCTGAGCAGTACGGAGCCACCATTGGTGGCAAAAAAGGAAACGTTACGCTGTATACCTACGATGGCCGCTACAAGGTGCAGCGTGCCATGCAGGACAGAATTGCGTTTGATGAGCGTATTCAGGCGGCTAAAGAGCTTATTGACGCCTGCCTGGCTGATTGGACGCAGGATGCTCGCCCTGAGTTGATGGCTATTATTGACCGGGCCTTTACCACCGATAAAGAGGGTGAGATCAATCCGGGTCGCGTACTGCAGCTGCGTCGTCACGGCATTACTGACCCGCGCTGGCTGAGTGCAATGGATGCACTGGCTGAGGCTGTGCAGGTTGTCAGCAGTAAAAGCTATGTCCGTATTTATGAGCGGGTTGGTGACAGTGACCAGTATGTGCCGATCTCACTCGATATTGCCGGGGTCTGATATGCGCAATCCAGCCACTGTGAATCATGTTAATCAGTATGCGCGCTATGCCATCGGCGCTGTCAGGGCTGAGCGTGAGGGTCGTTATGCTGACGCAGCTACGCTCTGGCTGAAGGCAGCCCAAGCACCCTGCAGGGCAGTTAATCTGGGGTGGGCGAAAATGCGTCGTAAGTTTTGCCTGCATGCGGAGTCGCGTTCATGGGGTGAATGTCATGAAAGCTGAAGAGTTTAACGCACGTTACCCGGTAGGCAGCCACTTTATCTTTCAACCCTGTAAGTTACTTCGTGGTGGTAGTGTGGTGAAAACGGTGGATGTTGCGCGTGATTTAAAATCCTCAACGGTGGTCGAAATCAGCGTGGAGCCTTATTTCGCAAATGTTAAATCTCTGACCCCGACATAAATAAAGGCCGTCTGATTTAAACCGACATTAATCATTATTTAAATATGGCGTGAACCGTCAGGGGACTGCTCACGCCAAAAATTCGCTGAGAGGTTATTTATGGAAACAAGAACGGGGTTTTTGATCATTTCCTATATAGCATTTGGCCTTGTCACATTTTGGGTGGTTGTTCGCCATTTCTATGATGAGGGTGACAGTGAGACCACATTAGTAACCCTTTCTTTGCTCTGGCCCCTTACCTGGCTGGTGTTATTGATATCCGGGGTTTGCATGATGCTTGAGTCGACCGTGGCAAGGGTCATCGCTTTCTGCCGCAAGGGTAAATGAGGAGTCAGATGTGATTATTAATCCTGAGAATGCTCTTCTTGATTCTGCTTGTCCCTGCTGTGAACGCACGGCGGTGCTTGAGCTGAAAGTCATGCCTGAAATGTATGATCCGCAGCAATTGATGGTCGTTGTGAAATGCCACTTTTGCGAAACGACCTTTAATGACTTTGTGCGTATTAATGAAATGGAGGTGTGTGGTGAATAAAGAAAAGTATCTCGCCAAAATTAAGAAGCTGCTGAATCTTGCGCGCAAGACCTCGAATGCCAATGAGGCGGCAAACGCTATCAGCATGGCGCAAAGCCTGATGCGTCAATATAACATCAGTGAAGTTGAGGCAGGTTTCTGTGACATCAGCGAAGCCTGCAGCAAGGGCGCGCCGTCAGATGCCAGCAGGCCGCCTAACTATATGGGCTATCTGGTTCAGGTTGTCAGCCAGTCTTTTGGTGTACGGGCATTGTTTACCTGGCGTTATGACGTGCGCAGGCTGGTTTCACGTCGTTGCGTCCGGTTCTACGGTCCGGGTTCACGCCCGGAGGTTGCCGCCTATGCGTTTGATGTGCTTTCCCGACAGATGATCAAAGCCCGTAAAGAGTTTATTGCCTCGCTTCGTAAAGGCATTAAAACCTCTACCAAAACGGCCAGGGCCGATCTCTTCTGTGAGGGCTGGGTGAATGGTGTCTGGCAGGTGCTGGATGCATTCAACCCAAGGGAAGAAGAAGAGACGCTGATGGAAGCATACCGGACTCATCTCCGAAACAAAGGTGACATCAGTGAAAGTAGACTGCGCAAGGCCGGTAATACGCGTGGTGGCAGCGATGACGCTGTGCATGCGGGCTATGAGTCCGGTATGAATGCAAGGCTGAGTCATGGTGTGAACGGCGCGGCCAGCGCATCACTGGCAATCGGGAGGACATGATTATGGCGGGTTCAAATCCCTATGCTGAGCACGTTAAAACCGGAAGAGCGCACCTGCGCCGCCTGGCCACGATGTCGCGGCATCTGCTGGAAATGTCAGAGTGCTGGGGTGAGCTTGACACCTGCCTCCTGACAGAGCTTGAACATCAGGCCGAGCGCATTGATGCGCTGTCTGGTGAGATCAAAGAGTTAATGACTGACTGGCGGTGCGGTGCCGAATGGGAGGACTGAAAATGCTGAAGTCTTATAAATGGGTTGAGGGGAATAGTGATATCCCCACTAACGTACTGAGCGCGGCTTATGAGACCGGCGCAGGTAAGGCGATCTGCGCAGTGTGCGAGGTTGATGAAATGCTGCAGCGTGACGGTTATCCAATGCTGGTCTGGGCATATCTGGATGTTGATTACGCAGGCATGATTTGCCGCAATACCGGGCGGGATATTTCGCAGTACGTTGAGCGGTGGCTGCCAGTTGATGGCGCAGTACTAAATAACAAGCATAAGGGAGGCAAGGTATGTTAGGAATGAGGGTTCGCGGTAAAAAGCCTGTTGCTGTGTTGGTTCTGCTTCTGATTGGGTTAGCTTGCGGTGAATATGCAGCTGACGATATTTCCCAGCAAATTAACTGCTCATTGTTATTTATAGGCTCCACTCTTTGGGTTGCTGTTATGGTCTGGTTCGTCGATTCTCAGAAGCCTATTGAGCATGAAGACTTACCAGGTACTGAAGTCAAGGTGCAATCCACTGACTGGTCTGAGAATAGTGATAAGGGTAATGCTAAATCATGAAAGCTATATTCTCTGCATGCGCCTTTATTGTGATTGTTTTATGGATCACATGGGAGCTGCGCGAACATATTCGCCGCCATCGCTGAATTGACAATCCTCTCCGGCTGTGATCCAATGTCCCCCCTGAAGTACTGGTGTGACAATTTGAATCAGCCCTGAAAAGCCCCTCATTGAGGGGCTTTTTTCGTTTAAAGCCCCGGAGAATTTTCCATGATTAACTACTCAAAACTTGGTGAATATACAGCTTTCAAAAGGCAGGCGCAGGATGCTGCCTCAGTCAGGCGATCATATCTCACCGTCCTGTCAGATAAGGCGGATGCGCTGCGCACTTGCCTGTCAGAGCCTGTTGATTCTGCTGAATTCACTAACTTGCTGGAAAAAATTCGGCGTGCTGATACAGAGATGCGTGCGGCTCTGGAGGCTGCTAATCAGGCGGCGGCTCTGTGTGAAGAATGCCCGCTGGAGTACAAATCGTTTGAGTTGCTTTAGCCACCCGTCTCTGTGAAAACCTCCAGGAGATAATCTCATGAAGCGCAACCTTATCCGCATCGTCCATACCGGCAAATCTCGCCTGGGCTGGGACGATGAGACCTATCGCGATGTGCTGGCCCGGCTGACCGGGCACCGCTCGGCCCGTGAGTGCAGTGAGACTGAGCTGGAAAAAGTGGTGACCTACATGCGTACTGTTGGTTTTACCCCTTCTGCATCCTGGGGCCGCCGTCCGCGCGTGGCGGCAGGCCGTAAGGGGATGCTGTCGAAGATTGAGGCACTGCTGGCCGAGGCCGGGCGTCCCTGGGGTTATCTTGATGGCGTCATTGAGCGGATGCTGGGCGAGAAAAAGCCGGTAGAGTGGCTCAGTGACGATCAGGTGCGCAGGGTCATGCAGATGCTGATTGTTGACGCGAAGCGTCACGGGAGGCTGTAATATGCGCGAGTTTGATCTTGAATCCCTCGAAGCGCTGCTGCCGGATACCGCCCGTCAGATAGCCGATGTGATAGGTTTTCCTGCCACGCAGCGGCTGATTGAGCGTTTTGGCGGTGCCTGTTTCCCGGTTGGTCGTGGTCTGCGCGGCACCGGTGAACGCCGTCTGGCCATGTTACGGGACGTTATCGGCGATGAGAATACCCGCCAGCTCGTTAAGCGTTTCGGCGGTGACAGTTCACTGGTCATCCCACGTTGCGCTGACGCGCTGCGCGAGTGGCGTAACCGCTGTTTTATCGCCGAGGTTGACAGCATGCTGGCCGCTGGCGAATCATTGCGCATGGCGCTCACGGTACTCGGCCCCAAATACGGCATCGGTAACACCCGTGCCTGGGCCATTGTGGCAAGCCGCCGACAGGCAACCTCTCCCCCGGCACAGGGGGCGCTGTTCTGATGGCATACCGCTTCACCCCCGTATCATGCCCTGAGTTACGCCACCCATCACAATAACCCTCACAAACTTTGTGAGGGTTTTTTTATGTCGTCTTTCCGCTTCAGTCAGCGCAGCGAGTCCCGCCTGCAGGGTGTTCACCCTGACCTGGTGAAAGTGACCCGCCGTGCGCTTGAACTGTCTCCTGTTGATTTTGGTATCACCGAAGGCCTCCGCTCTCAGGAACGCCAGAAACAGATGGTCGCTCAGGGCAGCAGCCAGACCATGAACAGCCGCCACCTTACCGGGCATGCGGTCGACGTGGTGGCGTATGTCGGTAGTGATATTTCGTGGGATATGCCGCTCTATCAGCAGATTGCGCAGGCGTTCAAACAGGCTTCAGTTGAGCTTTCCATCCCCGTTGAGTGGGGTGGCGACTGGAAAACGCTGAAGGATGGCCCGCACTTTCAGCTTCCCTTTGCGCAATATCCGGCAACAGCCGCGTGATGTTCCGGGGGATCGTACTGATGGCACTCCTTAACCGCCTGGGCGAACTTGTCACCAACCCGCAGGGGCGCTTGTCCACTACCGACGCCGCCACAATGGTCGCGCTGGTTGTCAGCTCGCTGGCGCTGCTTATCTGCGTGGTGATGGACAGGCAGCCTGATGCCGCGCTGGGCCTGTATCTCGGTGCCTGGGTAACGCATGCAGGCGTGCAGGTTCACCAGAAGCTGAAGGTGCCTGTTGCCCGGCCTGCGGGAGGCAAGGATGAGCAGCGTAGTTAAATGGCTTTTAACCCGTCTTTTACCCGGCGTCGTGCTTTGCGCGGCGCTGGCCGGAGCGGGATGGTGGCTGCACAGCACCGGCTATGACTCCGGCCACAAGGATGCGAAAGCAGAAGGCGATATGGCGCTGGCCAATGAGAAAAAAGCCCGTGCGGATGAACGCCAGCAACTGGCACAGGCCGGGCAGCAGGCCCTACTGCAGGCAAGGGATGGCGAGCGCCAGCAGCGTGAACGGGCTGACCGGCTCGCCCTGCAGCTGGCTGATAAAGAATTTGAGCTGAAGCAGACCAGCAGTCTGCTGCAACTGAATATCAGTAAGGTGGTCAGCGATGACAATCAGGACGTGCAGACTTCTGGCTGTGGTTATAACGGGATTGGGCCTCACAGCCTGCAGCTCTACACCAAAGCCCTCGGATACGCCGGTGGTGGTAACGCCAGCGCCGGTGATAGTTCAGGACAGTAAACCACCGCGAGCGATGGTCACGGTAGCCCCGATGCCGCCCGCACCGTCAGCATATGCCGGTGGCTCATCGGGGCTACCCCCGGATGCACTGTTGCGACATGCAGCAGATTACGGAGCCTGGTGCCAGACGAATGCAGCAAAACTTTACGCCCTTGAGGCATTTTTCTGGCCAGGCAAGGAGGACCAATAAATGGACGCAGGACACATTGTGGAATTTTGGCAAACCGCGTTACTGGGCGTTTTTTCGTTCGGTTTTACTTTCTGGATAAAGAATCTGCACTCCACAATTAACCGCCTGTGGGAAGAGAACCGGCAGATGTACACGGTGTTTCAGCTCAAATCAGATGCACTCCGCGATCAGGAGCAGATTATGACCATGCTCTCGGAAATTAAGCAGTCGATTGAGCGCATGAACGACCGTATAGACCGCCGCACCGATTCCACTGGGGGCCGCTGATGGCGCACCCGAAAGCGGTCAGGGATGCCGTCAGGCGCGATTACATTGCGCAGGGGATCGCCCCCGAAGTGCTGGGGCCGATGCACGGGGTCAGTGTGGCGTCGGTTATTCGCTGGCGTCGGGAATCTCGTGAGAGCGGTGACGACTGGGACAAACAGCGTGCGGCCCGTCGCCTGTCGTCCGGCATGCCGGAGGATATCACGCGTGACCTGCTGCTGGAGTTCCTGGAACACCATAAGCACGCGATGGAGCAGCTGCGCAAGGCCCGTGAAGGTGCAGACGGTCAGGCCGCAATGCCTGCCGATGATTACGCCAGCCTGCTGGCGAAGCTGCAGGACGGCTTTAACAAAATGATAGCGGCCAGTAAGCGCATTTTGCCGGAGACGGACCGTCTGATCGTCGCGGCGGGCGTGGTGGAAGATTTAGCGGCTTTTCTCAGCGATAAGCACCCGGCGCTGATGGCGGGCTTTCTGGACGTGTTACCTGAGTTTCAACAGATAGTGGAGAAAAAATATGGCTGAAGTCATTAAGCCGGTTAACCAGTTTATCGCGCTCACCGACCGCAATGCTGTGCGGGCCGATACCATCGTACGCGTATACGTTCAGAGCGATTATCTGATGGTACAGACCGAAGATGGTGAAATTCACCAGGCTGATGGTCTCTACGCCAAATCGGTGTGGTACGCAAAGTCCGCGTTGCTGGAACAGATTGAAGCGGCCCTGGCTGCTCGCAGCCAGGGCTGAGGGCAGATTAGTGTCGTCCAAATCATCTCTTAAAGCCTTTCGCGAGAAGATTGCCCGCATTCAGGGAGAGCTGCGCGACCGCATTGAGAGCGCAAGCTGTGGTCTGGACAGCAGCCCGGAGGCGATACAGGCTCGCCGGTCACAGGTCAGTGACCCGGTGACCGGGTTTCGCTTCTTCGTTAATACCTACTTTAAGCATCACCTCCATCACCCGGAAACAAGTGCGCTGCACGAGTATCTGTATGAGCGCCTGCCGCAGATTGTCACCAGCCCTGAGAGCGAGAATGACGTTATTGCCGCCCCGCGCGGCGAGGCAAAAACCACCCTCGGTCAGCAGCTGTTTGACCTGTGGTGCGTCGTCCTTGAACTGAAGAAATTCATTATTATCGCCTTTGACACGTCTGCTCAGTCAGCGGAGTCACTGGAGGTTATAAAGGCCGAGCTGCTCTATAACGCCGGTCTGGCGCTGGACTTCCCGGAAGCCTGTGGACAGGGGCGCGTGTGGCGTATCGGCTGCATTTTGACTGCGTCGGGCATCAAAATTGAATCCGCTGGCCAGGGGCAGAGTCTGCGTGGTCGTAAGCACGGCGCGTATCGTCCTGATCTCGTTCATCTCGATGACCTTGAGAACGACGAGAACGTGGTGACGCCGAAGCAGCGTGACAAGCTGGAGAAGTGGCTTAACAGCACGGTGCTGCCGCTGGGCGGGGCCGGAGTCAAGCTCGATGTTATCTACGTCGGGTCAATCCTGCACTACGATTCCGTGCTGGCCCGCACCATGAAAAACCCGCTGTGGAACACGAAGCGTTTCCAGGCAATCCTCGCGTGGCCAGAGAATCTGGCGCTATGGGATGAGTGGGAAGCGGTACTGCGCGGTAAGGGTAAAAATGCTGCGAAGGCGTTCTATAACCGCCATGAAAAAGCGCTGCTGACAGGCTCCCGCGTTTCCTGGGCCGCTCGCCCACTGCTGGCGCTGATGTTGATCCGCGTGCGCGTAGGTACCCGCGCTTTCGATGCCGAATACCAGAATGACCCCGTCAGCGGCGAGCATGCCATCTTCCACGGCTGTATCCATGAGTGGCGGGAGCTGGAGCCTGACCTGATTTACTTCGGTGCCTGCGACCCGTCGCTCGGCAAGCACAACAGCCGGGGCAACGACCCCAGCGCGTTGCTGATTGGCGGCTGGCACCTCATCAAAAAAGTGCTGAAGGTCGTCCGCGCCGATATTCGCGTACGCCGCCCCAAAAAGATTATTACCGATGTTATCCAGCTGCAGCGCGAGTTCGGCTGCGTCGCCTGGGCGTTTGAGTCGGTGCAGTTCCAGGACTTTCTGCGCGAGACGCTGATAGAGGAATCCCTGAAGGCGGGTGTCCCCGTTCCTGCCCGCTCGGTGATCCCTTCCACCGACAAGGCCGGACGTATTGAGTCCCTGCAGCCCTTTATGGAGAGCGAGCACATTCTGATCGCCCGTGCGCTCGCCACGCTGCGTGAACAGCTGATGCATTTCCCGATGGCTGACCACGATGACGGCCCGGATGCGCTGCATATGCTGTTTGCCATCGCATCAACCAGCGTGGGTAACTTTGAATTTATTTCCGTCAGCCAGCTGGAGGCGGTGGAGTCGGATTCTCCATCGCGCCGCAGGCATGACGATGACGACGATTATGGCTCTGACGGATTCGGGTCTGGAGGATGGTAAATGGATATTAAAACCGCGTTTAAACGCTTTTTTTCCCGCGATAACACACAGGCCATGCAGAGCGCTGGTGACGATTTTCTCTACAGCGATACCGTCAGTCACCCGTCTACCGGGCTGGATATTCAGCGGGTGTATGCCCTGTTCAGCGCTGCCGAACAGGGCGACATTCAGGCGCAGAGCGACCTGTTTACCGACATGGAAGAGCGTGACGGCCACCTGTTCGCCGAGCTGTCAAAACGTAAGCGTGCGCTGCTGACGCTGCCGTTTTCCGTCAAACCGCCCCCGGATGCGACCGAGGCGGAAAAAAAAGTCGCGGCGGAGGCCGACTGGTGGCTGCGCCATTTGCCGGGCTTCCGCGAGATGCTGATGGATATGCTGGATGCCATCGGCCACGGCTTTTCGTGCATCGAGATCGAATGGGGCCGCAAAGGATCACTCTGGCTTCCGTCAGCGTTCCACAAGCGACCGGCGCGGGCCTTCACCATGCCGCAGAACGACCTTGACAGTATCCGCCTGAACCGGGGCGACGTGGGCGGCGAGGAGCTGTGGGATGTGGGCTGGATCGTGCATAAGCACAAGTCCAAATCCGGCCCGGTGGCGCAGAGTGGCCTGTTCCGCGTGCTGGTCTGGACGTACCTGTTCAAGAATCTGTCTGCCCGCGACTGGGCACAGTTCCTGAACCTCTACGGCCTGCCATTCCGAATCGGTAAGTATGATGCCTCCATGACCGACAAAGAGCGACTGAACCTGCTCCGCGGTATCCGCATGCTGGCCCGCGAAGGCGGCGGCATCATTCCGTCTAATGCTGAAATTTCTCTGGTCTCTCCGTCTGCAGGCCAGAGTGCGCCTTTCCTGGATATGGTGAGCTGGTGCGAGAAGGTACAGTCAAAGGTCATTCTAGGCGGGACGTTGACAAGTCAGGCGGACGGCAAATCGTCAACCAATGCGCTCGGAAATGTGCATAACGAAATCCGTCACGATCTCCTCGTCGGTGATGCATGGATGTCGGCGGAAACGCTGACTCAGCAGCTGCTGTGGCCAGTGCTGGCGATAAACGGGCGTTTTAACCCGGAGCGTGCACCGTATCTGGAGTTTGACGCCCGCGAGGCTGTTGACCTTGAGCACCTGATGAAGGTGGTGAACAGCGCCCAGCAGGCGGGCTTTGGTGTCACTGCTGAGTGGGTTTCGGAGAAAAGCGGTATCCCGCTGCCGCAGGAAGGCCAGACCATCCTGAAGCCGCTGGCCAGCCAGCAGGCAGGTGACGCTGCGCTGTCTCAGGCGATGCAGGCCCGTCTTGTGGCCCTGTCCGCACCGCAGAACAGCACAGACCGGCTTCAGTTGCAGCTGGATGCGGCTCCACAAATGCTGGCGGCGCAGGCAAGTCAGGCCGCTGAAACGATGCTCCGACCGTTGATTGATAAAGTGAAAGCCGCCCGTAACCCGGACGAGGTCTTTGAGCTGCTCGCGGCAAGTTTCCCGACGCTTAACGATATGGCCCTGCGTGAGCTGGTCTGCCAGGCGGTGTTTATCGCCGATGCAATGGGGCAGCAGGATGCCTGATATCAACGCAGGCTTTGCCATGACCCTGCCACCGGCGCGGGCGATAGCGTACTTCCGTTCGAAGGGGCTGAAGCCCACCATGAGCTGGAAGGACATGCAGGATGAGGCCCACGCGGTGGAGTTTGCGGTGGCCGGTATCACAAAGCTGGATGTCCTCAGTGATATCCAGAACAGCCTGACGCGCTCGCTTACGGAAGGGATGAGCTTCCGCCTGTTCCAGGATGAACTGGAGCCGCTGCTGCAGCGTAAGGGCTGGCTGGGACGCGGGCTGGTTGCCGATGATGATGGCGTGCTGCAGGGCAAAAAGCTGATGCCCTACCGCCTTGACACCATTTTCCGCACCAACATCCAGTCGGCGCATGCAGCGGGCCGCTATCAGTGGATGGTAGCGAATGCGAAAGAGCGCCCCTACTGGCAGTACAATGCCATCATGGACGGTCGCACCCGGCCTGCGCATGCGGCCCTGCACGGGCGTATCTTTCGCTGGGACGATCCTATCTGGAATGAGCTGTTCCCGCCGAACGGCTACAACTGCCGGTGCTTTGTCAGGGCACTTACGCAGGCTCAGGTTGATGCGCATCCGACAGGCGTTGAATCCTCGGATACGTACATGACCACAATCCAGCAGCCTTACGGCACTGACGGGGAGATGCGCTCAGTGACAGCGTATCGTGATCCGAAGACCGGGCGGATGATGGTGCCGGATGCAGGTTTTCACCTCAATCCGGGGCGCGGGTATCTGGCCGGGCTTGGTCAGTCGTTGCTTGAGAAAAGCGTGGATGCCCCTCCACGCCTTGCCGCGCAGGCTGTGTATGAAACGCTGCGTAACAACCGGCTGGCAACAGCGATGAACCGCGACCTCGATCGCTGGGTGCGCTCGTTGCCTGCACGTCCCAGTAAGGATTTTCGCCGCACCGGCGCACTGTCACCGATAGTGCTGGCAGCAATCAGCGACAGTGCGTCGTTACCATCTCCGGTGATCACTCTGCCAGCGCAAACGGCGATCAGCCTGCGGGAAGCCGGTGCGTCGTGGCTTGGACGTCTGGCGTCGGCATTTCGTTACCCGGTGGCCGTGCTGCAGCGCGGCGAGTCTCTGCTGATGGTGGTGGAGGATTTAACGGGCTACAGCGTGGTCACGCTTGCCCGCAGCGATGATGGTTTAGAACCCGTATCGTCAGTGCCGTGGTCAACTGCAGCTGTCGCACGCGCCCGCCTGATTGACGGTACGCTGCCGGAGGGGAATGCATGAAGCTCGATATCGATATTTCTGGCGAGTTCCGCGACTGGCTGGACAAGCTGGCCTCGCGCTGTCAGCACCGTGAGCCACTGATGAATAAGGTCGCCGGTATCATGCTCGATGCGGTGGATGAGAACTTTGTTCAGGGTGGGCGTCCGGCATGGAAGACGCTGCAGTATCGAGACGGTAAGCCGCTGATGAAGACCGGACGTTTACACGGCTCCATTGAGCCGTTCGCTGATAACGATCAGGCGGTAGTAGGCACGAATGTTGTCTATGCCCGAATCCACCAGATGGGCGGGAAAACCCGTCCCCACATCATCCGTCCCCGGAATAAAAAAGCACTGTACTTTAACGGACGCTTTGCGAGCCAGGTCAATCACCCCGGCTCAGATATTCCGGCCCGTCCATTCCTCAGCCTGACGGATGATGATAACGACACCATCCGCCAGGCGGTCATTGACCATCTTGGAGGGGAAGACTGAAACGCCTACAAACAGCCCCTGTGGTGTTTTTCCACTTTCAGGGGTAACGTATTACCTCTCCATCGTTTTAACGCCATTCTGCGCGATTTAAACGGGTTTTAAACGGGGTTGCGCCACGCAGCCCCGGTGTTACTGTCTTAATCCCCCGATTCTTCCTCATATTCTTACCGCTTCACCCCGGTAACTGTCGGGCTTTTAGCCCGCCGCCTATCCTGTCCCCACTTTGACAGTTTCAGGACGCAATACACCGATGTGGAAGCTCGCCACGGCCTCACTTTCAGGCATCAACAAGGACAACACCGCCCGCATTCAGCTCTTCCCTGCTGGCTGGTTTGGTGCGCCGTCAGGTGGTCAGCGCTGGTTTCTGGATGCAGCACTGGCGCAGCGTCTGATTGATACCGCCAACAGCCGGGTGAATGACTACCAGTTTGACTATGAACACCAGTCCCTGAATGCCCCGAAGGCCAGCGGTCCGGTGCCTGCGTCAGGCTGGTTCAAGTCCCTGAGCTGGGTGGAAGGCAAAGGCCTGTTTGCTGACGTTAAGTGGACAGAGCGCGCTGCCTCAATGATTCAGGCGGACGAGTACCGCTACGTGTCCCCGACCTTTCGCTATGACGAGCACGGGAACGTGCGCGAGCTGGTTAACGCCGCGCTCACCAACATGCCGGTGCTGGACGGGATGCGTCAGGTGGCTGCGTCCCTGATGTTTTTTGATAACGGAGAACAACCGATGAACGAAAACCTGCGTCTCGTCCTCTGCGCCATTATGGGGCTGGGTAATGAGGCTGATGAGGCTGCTATTCAGGCAGCGGCTGAAGCGCTCCAGAAGGGGCAGCTTAAAGAGGCTAACTGTTCCAGCATCAATGCGCTAATTGAGGCCCAAAAGGCCCAACTGACCGCAAAAGACCAGTCCATCCAGGAGGGCCAGACGAAGATTGCCGCGCTCTCTTCCGCGCAGCAGAACGGCAAGCCTGACCCGACCCAATATGTGCCGGTGGCCGTGGTGGACGATCTACGCACTGAACTTGCCTCGTTGTCCTCTCAGATTCAGGGCGACAAGGTCGAGACGTTGCTGACCGCCGCACTGAGCGACGGGCGCGTGATGAAAGGTGCGGATGAAGACAATCTGCGCGAGCTGGGCAAGAGCAACTACGCCCTGATGGAAAAGATGATCGGCACCCGCAAGCCTATCAAAGCTCTATCACAGCTGCAGTCTGACGGCATGACGTTTGATACCGGTAAGCATGACGACAGCGTCGAGCTTACCGCCGAACAGCTGGCCATCTGCAGCCAGATGGGCCTCACCGCTGAAGACCTGACCGGAGAGACAAAATGACCGCGATCACCGACCCCCGTGACACCCCGTGGCGCGACTGCATTCTGGTGCCGTTGCCCGTCGCCAAAGGCGAGGTTATCCCGATGGGGGCCATTGTCTGCGTAAGCGCAACCGGCTTTGCCGTCAACGGTAAAGAGGACGCCACCCTGAAGTATGCAGGCTGTGCCGATGAGTCGGTTGATAACAGCGCCGGTGAAGATGGTGCGCAGCTCATCAACGTCCGCGCTAATAAGGCGTTTAAGTGGGCCAGTGACGGCACCATCACCCAGGCGAGCCTGCTTACCCGCGCTTACATCGTGGACAGCTCCCCGGCGTGTGCCTGGTGTTTTCCGGTATCACTAACAGCAAAGCGCATGACACGTCCCGCCGCCACTTCCTCGTCACCGGTCGCTTCAGCGTGTTTGTAGTGGACTACAACCTGCGCAGCAATGAAGCACTCCGCCACGGCGGACCGGGGACTGAAGAGCCGGGATGCTATCGCCTCATTCGCAGCGTGCGCCGCCTGCTCACCGGGCAGGATTTGGGGCTGAAAATTGATTATCTGAAGCCTGAAGGCGTGCGCCCCGTAGCCGGGCAGGCGTTTAACGATAAAGGCGTAGCGATCTATGAGTGCGTATTCAGCACGCAGTGGATGGAGGATGCACTGGATAACGGCCACTGGCCTGCACCTGAGCTGCCGACCGATGACGACGCTGACTTTGTTCGCTGGAAGGGGCGCATCGAAAAACCGCTGCCGTGGCATGAAAGCACCCGCATGGCGTACTTCCAGCCCGGCGGGTCTGACCCGGTCGCCGAAGATATCATGCACAACAGGACTGACAACGATGATTAAGGTTATTGCCCGGCAGGGTATTCAGGTGCCGATGGAAGGCCGTCCTGACCGTTACGTCACGGACAAAGAGGCTGTGGAGGTGCCGGAGACGGCCTACTGGCTGCGCCGTCTCAGGGATGGCGATCTGTTGCTTTATGCCGATCCAGCTAAACCCGCTGCAACTGAGGAAGCCGACGCAAAACCGTCCGATAAAACCGCAGATAAACCTGTTGCTCCGGCAGCTAAGGCGGATAAATGACTATGGATATTACAACTATTCCGAACCCGATTTATAAGCCCGGCGCTTATTTCGCGTTCAACACCACGCTGGCCTCACGTGCGCTGGCCACCAATGACCAGAAGCTACTGATTATTGGCCAGCGTCTGACGCAGACAACGGCTACTGAAGTCCTCACGCCAGTGAATGTCTTCAGCGACGATGAGGCGGCGCTGTACTTCGGGCGTGGCTCACAGGCGCATCGTATGGCCCGCGCGGCGATCAAGGCAAACCAGTACATTCAGCTGACGGTTGTCGGGCTGGACGATGCCAAAGGCGCACTGGCGGCCAGCGCTCAATTGATTATCAGCGGCGCGGCCAGCGGCTCCGGGCAGGTGCGACTGTCTATCTGTGGCACGTTTGTGAACGTGGCTGTCGCCAGCGGCGACAAGCCCGAAGATATTTACTCTGCCCTGGCTGCGGCTGTTACCGCCGACCAGAGCCTGCCCGTTAAAGCCGGGATTGGTATCATCCCCCCGGCGGGAGACGATGACCCGTCCATACCGGTCCTCAACTTTACAGCGGTGAACAAAGGCACCTGCGGCAATGAGATTGTCATCACGGCCACCAATACCGTCAGCGGGCTGACGCTTGAGCTTGATCCGATGAAAGGTGGTCAGGGAGATCCGCCACTGGATGCGGCTTTCAGCGCGGTCTGGGCGGCAGGTCATACGATGATTATGTCGCCGTATACCAGCGACGACGCACTGGCAAAACTTGCCACCCACCTCGATAACGTTTCCGGGCCGCTTGAGCAGCGTGGGGCTGTGGGTATTACCGGCTGGAACGGGACGCTTGCCAGCGGCACCACGCTGACCAGCAAGGTTAACGCGCCGCGTATTTCCTGCGGCTGGCATGCCGGTTCAGCACTGCCGAACGGCGAGCTGGCGGCAATTTACGGCGCGGTGATGGCCAGTGAATCCGATCCTGCCCGCCCGCTGAATACCCTGACGTTACCGGGTCTGGATATCACGGCGCAGGACAACTGGCCGGGGCGTACCGAGCAGGAAAATGCCCTGATGAACGGCCTGACGCCGTTTGAGGTGGACGGCAGCGTGGTGCGTATCGTGCGCTCGGTCAGTACCTTCGTGAAGAACGCCGCTGGCGTGACCGACCGGTCTCTGATGGATATCACCATTATCCGCTCACTCGACTATGTCCGCCTGGCCTGCCGGACGCGCTACACCCAGCGCTTCCCGCGAGAAAAGCTCACCGATGCCCGTCTGGCGCGTATCCGCTCCGAGTTGCTCGATGTGCTGTATTCGCTTGAACAACTGGAGATTGTGGAGAACGTCGATGCGCTGAAAGACCAGCTCAGGGTTACCCGCAGCCTTCAGGACGACACGCGGGCAGAGGCCACCATTCCGGCTGCAATCGTGCGTGGTCTGCATGTGTTCGCCGCCGTTATTTATCTGATGTAAGGAGACGACAATGGCCCTTGAATACGTTGGCTCAATTGTCCTGGACGTTAACAGCGTGGAGGTGGAGGTCTCCGACTTCAACCCCACCGAGACGACCGGGAAAAAGCTTGTCAAGACCATGAACAGCACTGGCCGCGCGAAAGGTTATACCCAGGGTATCGCCACGTGGGAGCTGGCCATTACGGCAGTGGTGCCAAAGGATGCCACCGTCAACTGGGCGCAGATTGCCGGGGCAAAACTGACCCAGACGCCGCTCGGCAGCGGCAAACGCACCACCTATCAGGATGTGTTTGTCACGCAGGTCGGTGAGCAGTACACCGTGGATAACGAGGCGCGTATCAACATCACCGCCTTTGCACTTAACAAAATTGAGGAATAATGATGTCCGGGAACATTACCTGCACTGGCTCGCTGCCGGTTGGCATTCTGTTTGATGGCAGGCTCCACCAGGACGTGGAGCTGGTTCTGGCAACGGTCGGAGACGAGATTGCCGTGATTGAAGACGGTGTCTCTGATGCGGGCGTGCCGATTGCGGTGCTGGCCCGCACCCTGACGAAGGTCGGCGACATTCCGGTTGCGGGCATCACCTATGAGCTGCTCTGCGACAATCTGGTCTCCGAGGATTATGCCTACCTGCGCACCCTGCGCGATGAGGTGAAAAAAAAGCTCAAATCCATGAGCAGCGCTTCACCGAGTACCGGTACACCGTCATCCGGCTCGGACGCTACGGCATCACAGAAGAGCAAATCCGACGCGCCAGCGCTGTAGAGCTGGCCGGATGGCTGGATGCCATCACCCGCCGGGAAAATCCCAAAGCCTGGCAGAAAAACCGCACCGTTATCAGCCTGCGTCGCCCCCGCAAGAGGGCACGCAGCGCCGCTTCCCGCTAAGAGGACTCCCCCGTGGCCCGTGATTTTGACACTCAGATTAAATTTGGCGTACAGGATAACGCCACGCCCAAAATCCGGTCGTTATCTGAAGAGTTCCGCCGTATGTCCAGCGCCCGCGAGACGCTGGGCATCCGTTCTGAGCGTAACATTCAGCGGGAAATCAGCCGCACCGAAGCGGCCTATAACCGCCTTGAGCGCAGCGGTGTGCTGTCAACCAAAGAACAGGAACGTGCTTACCAGCGCATGCAGTCGACGGTCTCCCGCCTGCGTCAGGAGATGGGCGAGACGCTGCGTGTCCAGGAGAAGATGAATCCTGCACTGCTGGAGTACCGCCGACAGGCGCAGGCGCGGGAAGTCATTGGTATCCGCTCCGAGCAGTCCATCCGCCGCGAGATTAACCAGACGCTGGCAGCGTACAACCGCCTGTCCCGCAGTGGCACCATGAGCGCCAGCGAACAGACCCGCGCATGGAACCAGACGCAGGCCACCGTTGCCAGGCTCAAACGCGAGCTGGGCGAGACCGAGCGCAGCTATCAGCGCCTTGCCCGCGTGGGTAAAACCGTAGGAGCCATTGGCGGCGGTCTGGTTGCCGGTGCAATGGTGATGCGCAAGCCGATTGAAAATCAGATGGAGTACGACTCCGAGCTGCGCAAGGTGGCAAACTTCGCCTATAAGCATGACAACCTTGCCGGGCGACAGTCGGGAATGACGGATATCGACAGTGCGATCAAAAGCGCGTTGCGTGACGGTGGCGGCGATATCAATGGCGCTTTTCATGGTCTGGAAGTGATGCTCCGCTCCGGTACCATGACAAGAGAGCAGGCCTATCGTGCGTTGCCTGGCGTAATGAAGAACGCCACCGCAACCGAAACCGATGCGGCCTCTGTCGCCAGCCTTCAGTCCAGCGCGTTTAACTTTGGGCTTAACGAGAAGGATGCGCGAGCAGGCCTCAGTGTCACCACCACAATGGCGCAGAACGGCATGGTGGATGTGCCACTGCTGGCCAAAGAGATGCCAAAGGCGCTGGAGTCTGCCAAGTCCATTGGCCTGCACGGTC